CTTGTGATTCTTTTTGTGGATCACTATTACCAACAATCTGAGTTCTTATTGGTCCTTCTGAAGGTAAGAGTTCTTTATAAGCTCCAGCTTGAAACTGTGTTACTGCCTCTGCAAGAACAGGGTGTGTAGCTCCTGATGCACCTTGGAAAGGCTCTGTTCTGTTTTCGTATTTAAACCCTAATAGATCAAGTCCATCGGTATAACCTTTTTCCCAATCTTTTCTAGATGCTTTGTAGTCTGTATAATTTTGAAATAATTCTAATCCAATAGGATCTAAAATATCATCTGGTAATAATTCTGCTAAATTGTCAAAGTGTTCTGGCGTGCCCTCTACATTTACTTTGCTTGGGTCAAAGTTTAATTCTACACCGCCGTCTTCTGTTGGATTTATTTCAACAGGTGTTTTAACTGCCTCTTCTTGTTTTTCTAATTCTACCTCTTGATCAGGTCCTTCTATTTTTACAGAGGTCCCTAACTCCGAAAGAGTCTTTTCAATATCTGCCATTATTTACGCTCCTTGATAGGTCTAACATTTTTAGATAAAGAAGGCAAGCCGTGTGGTGTAGGCCCTGATTTTGGTGGAGGCCCAGACTCATCACCTGCCATTTTCATAATACCTCCACCTGCTTTTTTAGGTTTAAAAGGATCAGCCTCACCAATACGACCCTCAGGTATGCTGCCTGCACCTGTTGGATAATTACTAAGTGCATCTGCATCTATACCCATTTCTAATAATTCTTCTTTTGAATATGTTTTACCATCTCTAGATAACATCTCTAATATATCATCAAGAGATTCTAAGCCAGTTTCAAAGTCCCCGTCACCACCATCTGCATCGGGTTTCATTGTAGCTTCATCATAAGTGTCTTTAACCTCTACAGGTTTACCATCTTTACCTATTATAGTTTCTTTTGGTGTGTAAGTTACTTCTTCTTTTCTAGTTATACCATCAATAGTGTCATATTCACCATCACCAATATAATAACTAGCTGAACCTTCTGTGTCTTTTGTAATTCTTATTTCACCCGTATCTAATTTTTCATAAAGAGTATAGCCGTTGTAATCGTAAACTTTTTCTCTTGCAACTGTACCTGCTTCATCGGATATATCTTTTCCTTTTTTCCTAATTAAATCTACAAAGTCAAAAAAGTATTTTGGTGTGCCACCTGTCGTAACTAGTTCTGGTGTGGCTTTTACAGCTTTAGGTCCAGCTTTAAATAGGCTATCTAGCCCTAAATATTTTAGAAGAGCCATCGCTCCACCTGCTCCTGTTGCTAAAAGTATATCTCTTCTTGTTTGATCTACACCTTGTTGGGCTACTTTATTTTCTATTTTTTTGTTGACTCTATCTACAGCAGTTCCTGTTACACCAAGATCTTTAAGTTGTTTAAACAATTTAGGAAACTGTTTAAATAAAAAAAGTGGCGTTGCTGGTCCAAAAACTTCTGCTCCAAACTGTAAAAAGTCTCCCGTTATTTTTTGTGGACCTGTTCTTTCTTCTTCTGCAGCTTTTATTTGTTCGGACGATATTCCTAATAATTTTCCAATACCCCCTTCTAACACATCACGTGTAAGTTTTGGATCAATTGTTTCTCCAAACCTCTCTAATTTTCCTTCTTGACCTGTAATAATATCTCTGGCTGTTCCTGTTAATGCAAAAGGAAATCTAAATGCAATTTCTGGTATGTTAGCAGCACCTCTTGCAAATTTTTGTGCGTAGTATGGATAGGATCTTGGATCAAGAAACTGTGTATTAAATCTTTGCATCATAGTTCTATCACCTTCTTTACCAACCACATCACCTAAAAAACTATTTTCTTCGGACACCTTTTTAAAAACATTGTCATTATCAATAGATGATATTAGCTCATCAATTATTGGATTAGGTGTGCCATCTTGAAAACCAACACGGCCACCGCTTGCCATCTTCATACTTTGTTGTTGTAAGTATTCCTCAAAGCTGCCTTGAAAGCCATCATCAACAGCAGATTGATATTGCAAAAAAGATTGATCTGGGAAAGAATCTAATAGAGCACCTGCCACCTGATCATCTGTTGTAATCTCTGGTAGATTAGCTATTTCTTCTTGTAATAATTCGCCTGTTGGATCTTCTCTAATTGCTTTTTGTTTTGCAGCAACATCAGCTGAAGTATTAAACGCAGTGATTAAATCTCTTGGATCTTTAGTAAACTCTGCTGCTTTTGCAACTTCATTAATACCAAGGGCAAACAATACTGGTGGAGATTTTCTAAGTATAGCTTTTCCTACACCTTTAGCTGCTTTACCAAAAGTCATTTTAGGTTTGTTAATAGAAGATTTTTTAATTAAAGCTTCTTTAGCTTGATTTAATTTTATTCTTTCTTCAGATGTAAATTCTTTTAATGGTTTATTTGGATCTAAACCTAATTCTTCTGCAAAACCTTCTCCTAATCTTAAAGCAGATCCACCACCAATTTTTAATGGTTTACCATTAACACCGATAGTATCAACCTCTATCACACCTTTATAAGCAGAGTACCCTGCTTTATCTAAATCCATATCCGCTTTTGCAATAGTGTTTCTAATCTGATTTAATTTAGTATCTATTTGTTTTTTATAACCCTTTGGTTTGTTTTTATTTAATTTAGTTATTTCTTTTTTTCTTTGTGTAATAGGGCCTTCGTATTTTTGTATATAATTGTTAACTTCATCAGGAAGATACACAACGTTGTTTAACGTAACCATAGAAGTTTTTGTAGCATCCATATGGTGATATTGAAAACCAGAACCTTTTGGTCCAGCCATAAATTTTGCTATAGTTGGATTGTCAACAAGTTTTAATTTTTTAACTCTAGCTTTTGTTTTTCTTTGTTCTTTGGTTAAATCTTTTTTATCAATCGGTATGTTTGCTTCTCCTTTGTAATCTCTAAAATTTTCTAAAACACTTCTAACCTGTGCTCTTGCACTATCAAAATCTTTTACACCAGGCCCATAAACATCTCTTACAATTTGAGATAAATTTGGTTTACCAAAATTTTTAATTTGTTTATCGAAAGCTGTTACAATTTTTTTACCAAGTCCTTTGTCTGGAGATAGTGGAACACCTCTTGTTTGCAATCTAGCATCGCTAGGTTTACCATATTTTTCTATGTATTTTTTCATGACAGGTGTATCAATAGTCATGCCACGTTTTTCTGTTCCGTATTTAATTTTCTTACCAATCTCTTTTAAATTAAGATTTGTATTTTTAATTAAATAATCTATTTCCTCTAACACTTCGTCTGTGATTGGAAACGGAGATCCTTTAACAAAATTAACTCTACCACCTAATGCAAACCTATCTCTTAGCGTAGGCTCCATGGATTCAAACTTTCCTGTGCCGTAGTTAAAAATTACTTTTGTCATTATATCGAGACTATGCCCCCCTCTGCAAAGTTTGTGTCATCAGGAAACTCAAAAATATCTGCTGATTCTAAAACCTCATCGCCTGGTAATATCTTTGTATCCTCTGGTGCAAGTTCATTTCTAACTTTTACAAGTTCTGCTCTCTTTGTATTTTGTTCCATTATACCTCTTACTATTTCATCTTTATCTCTGTAAAGAGAAACATTACCTTTTTCTATGTCAGATATTAAACTATCAATCTGTGAAATCTTCACATCTAACTCTGCTGGTAAACTATAATGATCATATGTTTTACCTGGGGATTTTTTATTTTTAGGCACAATGTCTGCTTTTCTAAATTCAAATCTACCTGGGTACCTAATACCTTGATCAAAATTAAAATTATCATCTACGTATTTACCAACTTTATCAAAAGCATCGTCGCCATAGTGGTGTCTAAATATTTTAATAGGATCGATAAAAGGATGACCACCAGTTTTCATAGCATTATAAACTTCAGGCGATAATTCTATTCTGCCTGCCTCAGCTTCATCTTTTAAGAACGGTCTAACCAAACCTCTAAATATTGGAGAGTTCTCTCCATAACCTTTACCCGTAAACTCCATCTTAGCTAAAGCTTTTCTATCTTTTTCTGTTTTACCAGAACTTAGATCTTCCATTTCTTTAAGAAGTTTTTTTATTTTATCAGTGGACTCATTCATTTTATCCACAATACTTTTTGGTGTTGATCTTGATATGAGCATAGTATCAAAAACTTTCTCTGGATCTTTTCCTTGATCTATCAATTGATCCGATAGTTCATCTACCTTTTTAGAAATACTTTTATATATTTTTATGTTGTGTATAATATTATCTATATCTGATTTACCTATGGCTAAGTTTTTATATTTTGCATAGTTTAAATCTTTTTCTAAATTACCACGAAACATTTCTTTTTCTCTTCTAAGAGAAACGTAAAGACTTTCTGTTGTTCCATCTAAACCACTCATTATAAAATCAGATTTCATAGGGTTAGAAAATTTACTTGTTATAGTTAATAAACTTCCTCTATCTTTTTTAGTCAAAAGCACTTGAGGTTCATCTAATTGTTTTGTTGGTTTGTTTAGTCTGTTGAGATCAGTTAAAAATTTATAAGCCTCGCTGTATATATCAGAGTACGCTTTGCTGTCCATGTCGCTAGCATCTTGGCCTTCTTTGATAAGGCCTCTTCTAAGAGCTATCTCTTCAGCTAAAATATCTGCGTTATATTTTGTATCACCTTTTGCATAACTTGGTGAAACTTCATCACTAGCTGCGATAACATCTTTTGCAGCTTGGGGTGTTACAAATTTTTTAGGAGCACGTTTCTCTGGTATATTTATTTTACCTTGGGGTGCTTTTTCACCAGTGGCTTTTTCTGCCAAATCTTTGGCTAGTTTTTCATCCTTAAATATTTTATAAAAATATTCGTAAGCTTCTAAAAAATATCTCATATTAATAATATACCCTTTTACGTTTAGGTTGTTTGTCCTCTACATAGTCTTCAGGATGAACTATTAATCCACCTTGCCTGAATCGCATGACCGCTTGGGTCATGGAGTCGACCAAATCATCATGGTCTCCATTAGGAAACGCAGCACATTCTTCGATGACTTCGTCCGCAAATTTCTGCTCTGGTGCCCATATCATACCACTTTCAAACAAAGGTGCAACCGCATTTACTCTGGTATGCTTGTCATTTCCTTTGCTTGGCGTAAAGTTCATAACGGGTATATCCATCTTACGAAGTTCGTAAGTCAGTGGTAATCCTGATGCCTTAGCCTCAATAATCACAGTTTCAGGTTGCCAATACTTGTACTGTTGTAAAGCTAAACGTCTAAGTTCTGGAAACTCGTATCTACCTTTGATGGCATCTAATAATATAAGATTAGCCCCTGAGTCATCGGTTGGATGAAAAATACCCCACGTTGTGATTGCAGAATAGTCCGATGTTTCTTTTTTCATAAAAGCTGTATCGTAAGATTGTATAACGTGTTGTAGTGGTGGTATGTAATCTTTGGTATAGGTCTGCCACCATTCTCTCTTGATGATAGCTCCTTCTTCTGATGTTGGCTGTTGCATCCACTGTGCGTTCCATTTGCCCACGGGCAGTGTTGCTTTAACCTTTTCTAATTCGTCTTTGTCCCAATACTCTGGCCATACTGGTGTTCCGTGGTCCATGATTGCTGGAAACTCGACCACGTGCCATTGATCAGCTTTCGCTTCTTTCTGATTAGCGATCAACATACCTGTCAGATCTTTGGTAGACCATCTAGTCATAACCAATACAATCTTACCACCTGGTTGCAGACGTTGCCTCGGCCCTGATGTATACCACTCGTAAGCAGATTCTAATGCAGTCTTGGACATTGCATCTTGTTCCGAGTGTGGGTCATCTATGATTAATAGATCAGCACCTCGTCCTGTAATAGCACCACCTACACCAGCAGCAAAGTATTCACCGCCTTGTGCCGTTTCCCAACGACCAGCTGCCTTGGAGTCTTCTTGTAATGTTGTTTTAAAAATTTTTTGATAGTCTTCCGAGTCGATTAGATTCTTTGACTTCCTGCCGAATCTTACGGCTAGTTCTGCGTTGTGCGTGGTTTGTATGATCTTGAGTTTTGGTTCACGGCCCACCATCCACGATGGTAAAAGATAAGATGCAAACTCAGATTTTGTATGCCTTGGTGGCATATTAATAATCAACCGTTTTATTTCACCAGTTGCTAATTTATTAAATTTATCTGAAATGTGCCTGTGGTGGGACCCCTCTACAAAATCTGGCCACATGCATTTAACAAAAGATAGAAAGTCATTTTTAGCTTTGTTCTGTATCTTTTTTTCTGCATGGAGTAGTTGCAGTCGTTTAAAGGCCTTACGCACATCTGCAGGTAATTTTTCTATATTTACCTTATTCAAGTCCATGGTACCAAAA